TAGGATAGCCATCCGAGAAACGGCTTTTGAGGTCTTTGACCGCTCAAAGCTTATCAAGGGTGGTGAGAAACTCACTCCATCGGTGTCGGCTTGCTTGCAAGCGCCCCGCTCAAAGGGGGGCGCGACAAGTTTGTTTAAAGCCTTCACACCAACAAGTACCACAAAGTTGGGTGGTCTTCGTCAATTGCACCATGATCTGTGCAGTTGGCGGAATGATACTCTTGCGCAGGCAGTCCAGGGTTCACAGACTGTAAACCGCGACGTTCAGGTCGTGGCTCTTGCAGAACCTGGCAAGTTTCGTATTCTGTCGTTAGGTGACGGTTATCTCTACACAGCCATCCAGCCCCTCCAGGGGCAGATGTTGAAGTGTTGGAAGGACCATCCATCGTCATCTATGCGCCATCAAGATCTCACGCCACGCGTTCAGAAATTGTGGGACAACACACCAAGTGACTATGTCTGGTTCTCTGTTGACTATGAAGCAGCAACAGACTTGCTCAAGGCAGACGCTACCATGGAGGCATTCAAGGGGCTCCCCATTGCTGGGGAATTTGATTATTTGTATGAACGACCGCTCTTTGATGAGCGTCTTCGGCACAAATGGCTCCTGAATCATCCTGGGAGAATGGCAACATATATGAAGGGAGGAGTGGATTACTGTGATTGGGAACTTGGCTACGACTCACTTGTCGCGTCAGGTACCCTCAGTTATCCTGGTGTGGAAGGCAATACAGAGCCTTTCACAGCCACGAGAGTTGATGGCCAGTTAATGGGCCACCCCCTCTCCTTCCCCCTCCTTTGTGTCATTAATCTCGCGGTCTACCGGCTTGCTCTTCGCCGCTACTTCCGAGGCAATGAGAAAATGATTCGAAGACTCTGGAATGAGGTGATCGTCAATGGCGACGACATGCTGTTCCGTGCCCCGAGAGATTTTTATGAAATCTTCCTTTCATGTTCGAAAGATGCAGGTTTCAAGATCTCCGATGGCAAGAACTACATTTCGCCCCGTGCTTGTATGATTAACTCACAGGTGTTCTCTGTGGACAATGGGAAAGTTAAGCGACATGGTTATTTGAACATGAAGCTGATCACTGGTGTCTCCCTCAAGCTGGGTGAGTCGCAGGCAACTGCTACTCAACTTGGCAAGGAGATAGGCACTATGATCGATAACTGTCCCTGGTCCAAGTGCATGGTTCCCGCACTCTTTCAGAGATTTGATGCTGACGCCAAGAAACATGGTTTCCGCC